AATCCAAATGGTATATATGGAATATCCGATGTTCTTGAAGCACAATTAAGGTCTAATAGAACACAAACAACACAATCAGATAGTCCTATGACTAAAGTTGATAGATCAACTTATGCTGGTTTCTCAAACAAACTTTCAAAAGGCACACCTAATCAATATTGGGTACAAAGACTTATTGATCACGTAAGCATTAGTATTTATCCAACACCAGATTCAACAAATGCATCTAAAGATATGCACTTCTATTACATAAAAAGAATTCAAGACGTAGGAGCTTACACAAATGCAACTGATTTACCATTTAGATTTGTACCGTGTATGGTTTCAGGACTAGCATATTATTTATCTATGAAATATAATCCACAGCTTACACAACAAATGAAATTGTTATATGAAGATGAATTTCAAAGAGCATTACAAGAAGATGGTTCAGCTTCTAGTACATATATTACACCAAAAGCTTATTACCCAGGAACATAATGTCTAAATACGCAACAGGTAAATACGCAAAAGCAATTTCTGACAGATCAGGTATGGAGTTTCCATACAAAGAAATGGTCAGAGAATGGAATGGTGCGTTTGTTCATGTTTCAGAATACGAACCTAAACAACCACAATTAGAACCAAAAGCACAAAGTGCAGATGGTATTGCATTATTACATACAAGAACAGATAGAACAGAACCAGCAACTGCACAACTATTAACTCCAGATCCATTTAAAATACCTGCATTATCAACTACATTAGATGTAAGTCACCCAAATAGTGGAATACAAGTAGGGGATCAAGTAAGATTAACTGCAACGGCAAATATACCTACGATTAGCCTTACTGACCAACCTAGCAGAATGTCAGTTCAAGATATAGAATTATCCACAACACTTGCTGCAGATATAACTGCTTCAGCTACTACTTTAACCTTAACAGAAGATATACCCACTACTACAGGAGGTGGATTTTTAATAATTGAAAAAGTAAATTCTGATACAGGACTTTTTGAAAATGAAATTATTCAATATACATCACGTACAACTTTAGGAACTCCTGTTACATATTCTGGTTTAACTAGAGGGACAAATGTTTCATTTAGAGGTGTGACCCCTGCTAATACTACAGCTAGTGCACATTCTGCGGGAGCAAAAGTATATGGTTCAAGAGAAGTTTCTTCTTTAAATAGCACAAGTGGTTATGTTTTAACTACTTTAACTACTTCTAAAACTGAAACTGCGAGAAGCGGAGGAGAAAACTGTACAGCTGGACCATTAAATGATAAAGGGTAATTATGATAAGTAAAATTTGGAATTGGATTAAAAATTTATTTGCACCTAAAACTCAAGATGAACATCTTGAGATGTATGAAGGACCAAGAGCTGATAAAGCAGAAAAAATTCGTAGAAAATACGGAGGCAAGTCTTAATGGCTTACACTTTAGATAATCTTAGAACTGATATCAGGAACTACACAGAAGTAGATAGTGGAGTTTTGTCAGATTCAGTCTTAGATACAATGATCAAAAACACAGAAAACAAAATTTATAGAGAAGCTGACTCTGATGACAATAGATTCTATGCTACATCACAATTAGTTACAGGTAATAGATATGTAACTATTCCATCTGATTTAAGATTTATAAGATATGCACAGTTAAAAAACTCTGCAGGGGATCAAGTATTTTTAGAAAAAAAAGATACAAGTTATATGGCAGCTTATTATGATACTCCAGGTACTCAATCTGGTTTTCCTAAATATTATGCAAATTGGGACGCAGAATTTTGGGTAGTGGCACCTACACCAGACTCAACTTATGAAATCACATTAGCTTACGTCAAACAACCTATTAGTTTAACCAACACAACACAACCAACAGCAGCTCCAGCAGCTACAAATGGAACCTATGTATCTAATAAATATCAGGATTTACTTTTGTATGGATGTCTGGTAGAAGCATATGGATACTTGAAAGGTCCTGCAGATATGTTACAATACTACATGCAGGCTTATCAAAAAGCTCTTCAATCGTATGCGATCGAACAACAAGGTCGTAGACGCCGAGACGAATACCAAGATGGTGTTATTCGTACTCCTTTAAAATCACCATCACCATAAATTAAGGAGATATAAAACATGGCAAACGTAGTACCATTTTCTTTTAAAGGTGAATTAGCATCAGGAACGCATAACTTTGCTTCTGGTGGAGACACTTTTAAAATAGCATTGTACACTTCCAATCCTTATACAACATCAAGCACAGTTAAAGTTGCAACTAACGAAGTTAGTTCTTCTGGTGGTAGTAACTACACAGCAGGAGGAAACACTTTAACAAGTCAATCAGTTACGGCTACTACAGCAACAACTGCTATTGATTTTGCTGATACAACTTGGTCAAGCGCAACTTTCACAGCAGCGTTTGCAGCTATTTATAATAGCACAGATTCTGACAAGTTAGTTGTGGTATTGGATTTTGGTGGAAGCAAAACAGCAACGAACGGTGACTTCACTATTTCGTTTCCTGATCCAAGTACACCGAGCAATGCAATTATTAGCATTACTTCGTAATAGGAGAATAAATGGCGTTTAAATTAAATGATAGGGTAAAAGAATCCAGTACAACTACTGGAACAGGTACGTTTACACTAGGTGGAGCAGTTTCAGGTTTCGAATCCTTTGCTGCCGGTATCGGTGGAGATAATACTACTTATTACTGTATCTTTGAAACAGGAACAAATAACTTTGAAGTTGGTTTTGGAACTTTAAATTCAGGTGCAACTACTTTAGCTAGAACTAATGTTATCTCCAGTTCTAACAGTGATGCTCTTGTAAACTTTGCAGGTAATACAGAAGTATTCTGTACAGTGCCTGGTGCAAAGATTAGTTTACCTAAACCAGAAGAGTATGGTTCTTCATCAGCGCCAAAAATAATTACAGTCAAAGTTGGTACTAAGACATCTGCTCATCCGTATTCAGGAGTTGGTTCATCTAGTGCATATTTTCTTGATGGATTAGAATCACCTGCAATTACATTTTCAGGTGCGGATTCGTCATACAAATATTATTATAGATTTGATCAAGCTGATTCTACAAACTCGGGTCACCCATTAAGATTTTATTTAGATGCAGGTAAATCAACTGCTTATACAACAGGTGTAACAACTAACGGTACAGCTGGATCTGCAGGTGCATACACACAAATAGCTGTAGATGCAAACACACCAAATATTTTATATTATCAATGTTCATCACATGCGAACATGGGTAATTTTGCAAATGTAGTATCTAACTATGTAAATGGTGATTTAACTGTTGGATCTAAATTAAAGATGCCAACAAATACGGCAAACAAAATATTAGTTGCAGATGGTACATCTTTTGAAGAAGTTGATATGTCAGGTGATGCTACAATTGCATCTGGAGGAGCATTGACGTTAGCAAACTCAGGAGTTTCTGCAGGAAGTTACACAGCAGCTTCAATTACAGTAGATGCAAAAGGAAGATTAACAGCGGCCTCAAGTGGGTCAGCAGGAGTATCAGCAGGTTTTGCTGTTGCAATGGCAATAGCATTATAGTAAAAGGATAATTATGGCACAAGATTTTGAACGATATATACAGAGAAACGTAGGAACATCAGCAGCAACAGTACATACAAGTAATTCTGATGATGCTATTATTTCTATTCGTTGTGCAAACACAACAACATCAACAATTAATGTAGACGTATTCATCAATGATGGATCAAATGATTA